TTGCAAAGAAAATATAAAAGATAGCAACTAGAATCAGAATACCAACAATCACCGCGCATGTTAAATTTAACCAAAACATTATGTTGGCTTCGGTTTGGGACATGCCCAACCCACAACCTTGCTTACGAACTTCACTAAAGAACATCGTATTTGTAACAAACACAGTCATCACGAAGAAAAGAACAATAATCACCACCACCAAAAAAATCGTAAACGACGAGGATACCTTTTTGACATTCTTATTCGCTTCTTTTTCTTTGACCAGAACACCCGACATTGTTTTAAGGGGTCTTACAAAATTAATCGTACTAATTATTCTATACTTTCTAAATATTTTTCGACCTCTAGCGCGGCCATACATCCTGTCCCAGCTGCAGTGATGGCTTGTCGATACACATTATCTTGTGCATCGCCACACACAAACAGCCCTTTTTGTTTGGTGCCTGTAGAATCTGGATGTGTGACTACATACCCAAATTCATCAATGTCAACCAGATCTTTGACAATTTCTGTGTTTGGAATATGACCAATGCCTAAGAAAACGCCGCCCATATCCATCGTTGATGTTTCCCCTGTTAGTGTATCTTCGAGTTTTATGGAATTCACTTGCAGTCCTCCTATTGAATCGTCACCTATAATCTCTACAATCTTTTTGTTCCACACAAACTCGATTTTCTCGTTATTTCGTGCACGATTGGACATCACGACAGAAGCTCTGAGTTTGTCCCTACGATGAATAATGTAAACTTTTGGACAAAATCTTGTAAGGAAAATAGCTTCCTCCATCGCAGAATCTCCACCACCCACCACACACACTTCACGTCCCCGATAGAAAAATCCGTCACATGTTGCACAACTTGTAACGCCTTTAGACCAATATTTCTCTTCAGACGCTAACCCAAGCTTCCTAGGACGAGCACCAGTAGCTATGATCACACTTTTTGTAGAGATAATATCTTTATCAACGTGGATATCAAAACCGGTTTCTTGGGGTACAATCTCAGAAACAATACCGTAGCTAAATTCTGAGCCGAACCGCTTAGCTTGGTTTTTAATTGTTTCTACAAGATCACAACCACTTATACCCTCAACAAAGCCAGGGAAATTTTCGATTTCTGTAGTTGTAGTGAGCTGCCCACCTGGCATATCGCCTTCTATTACCAAAGGATGCATATCAGCACGTGCACAATATAAAGCCGCTGTAAGTCCTGCGGGACCACTTCCTATAATCACAACTTCTCGTGATGATATCATAACTTTAATAGACATTGTGATGTATTCAACTATTTTATTCAGTTTCACTTGGAATGAAAGAGACTTGTAAATTCAACAAAAAAACAAGTTTTCAAGGATTAGACCCTAGTAAAGGTAAAAAATCTTAGGAAAATTGATAATTCATAAATAATCATCTGTAGTTTTCAAAAGTATGGACGATCCTCTAACAGGACTTTTTTGGTCTAAAGATGATGCTGAAAAGGCATTAAGCAAACATACATTTATTCGAGTAAGCAGATCAGATAAGCGTTCTACCAGACAGATGTCTGGTGCAGAGAGAATATGGAGTCAACCAGAGACGAGTGATGAGTTATATGTGGTTAATTTTCGTATCTCTGGCAAACGAGAGGATATAGAAGCCTCGTTGTTAAATGCAGGATATTCTCCTGAACAGGTGAAACTAGCTTTAGAGAAGGCAGTCACTTCAGAAAACTATCAAGTAGCGCAGGATGAAGGAGGACAAAAAGAGGCATATGATCGTGAGATTGAGAAACTCAAGGGATTTAAGGAAGAGGAGAAAGAACGTAAGAAGCGCGAAGACATTGATTGGGAAACACTATTACGGATTGCCTCTGATGTAAAGCATGTTCATGTGGTGATGAAGGAGAGAGCAGGAGTTTCTCCTAAACGTGGCAAAGGTAAAACGTTTATAGATCGATTTGAGGAAATTCGAGATCTGGAAGGTAAAATGATTGATGTATCTAATATGCGTGATGATGGTACACGTGTTGTGCTTCGAAGCCGTCCACAAACGGAACGGGGACAATTAGTGTTTATATCAGATATTCCTATCATGAGTAGAACCCAAGAAAAGTATCTACGTGCATTAGAGATGCTTTTCAACAATGAAGAGTTCGAATCAGAAGCTGCATATCAAAAGGTTATTAATACTGCTCAAGCAAAATTTGCTAAAAAGCGGATAAAGTAAACATACATATTTTTAGTTAAATATGTATCATTATAAATGACCGTCTTAAACGCGCGTTACTCTTCTGTAAGAAATGGATCTAGATGCTGCTAACGAAATAATCCAGACTGTTAGGAGACGTTTAATTTCAAGAATTATTATAAGCATGTAACAGAATTGGGAGGAAATAAGTGCATAGATGAGTCATATCTGATGTATTTCTCACAGGCTTGTATAATTTCTTTATCCGATAAATCATCAAGAAGTAATTGCCCTATTTTATCGATTGTTTCATCAACATCATCACACGTTCCATCATTTAATGCTATATCGTATTGTCGTCTCAGCCATTTACTGTGATGATATGGAAGGCACTCGTAGGATTGTAATGTATATATTGATACAACACCTTTCCGAACAAGTTTATTCCAAGCATCATTGCGTGATTTTGCATCAACTAAGTAGAGTTTATCATGAAATCTGCCTACCCAACTGGTTGTAACCTTTCTGGACCACAATGTATCTGTCAATATATCTAAATCTTCAGGAGACAAAACAGCAAGAACGCATTTAACCGTTAATTTTTGCATTTATCATCGATAACCCTATCTTTTATTTTCATTTGTCCAATTTCATAATGTATTATCTGTAGAAAATGAATTCTTATGTATAAATTTTTAGAATAATACACTATCGGTTCCAAAGTAATGACGTCTACTATTCAGGATATTCCAGTAGAAATATTGGCAATGGTTTTTGAGTATCAACCCAATTGGTTCTTGTCTATATTAAGTCTTGTTAATAGACAATTTCGTATTGCAAGTAAATTATGTCTATCAAATTACAAAACACACAAAGAACACAAAGAACCAACTTACGAAAGGATTGCAGAGGTTGGGTGGATTTCGGTGTTAAAATGGCTGAGGAAACAAGATAGATCTTGCTCTTGGTATGTGGGAGGTGAGTTGATATGTCATGCGGCTGCTGAAGGAGGACATCTGGAGGTCTTAAAATGGCTGAGGAAACAAGACCCACCTTGCCCTTGGAATGAGGACACATGTTGGGAGGCTGCTAGAGGAGGGCATCTGGAAGTGTTAAAATGGTTAAGGGAGCAAGATCCACCATGCCCTTGGAACATGTGGAGATGTGCTGTGGCTTTTGATCCGACAATCAAACTAAAAAAGTCTGAAAGTCTGAAAGTCTGAAAGTCTGAAAGTAGGAAATAGCAATTAAATCGTTATAATAATTAAAGTAAGAAGTTTTTTTCCGATTCTTCATAAATGGGAAAACATAAAGAAAGAACATGCGTGTTCAAGTGTGTAACTTTTAGCTTACGGAGCAGCATAAATGGTCCTCAAATACAAACTGATCTATACTTGACCAAAAATAATAGTACTATAACCTTACAATGGTGTACATTTGGTGGTCAAACTACACCCGGACAAACAACAACAACAGCCCAGAATCAAAAAATTCCCTGTGATTTTTTACCAGTGTGTGATCAGACCTTTTTGATTTCCGCACAAGATGCTTCTTTGGCAGAAGCTAAAGTAATGAAACTTATTATCACTAGAGAAGGAGAAATTACTTTTGTGCTATCATTGAATGGTGATGAAACGCCAGAATTTCCTATTTTTGACGGTTCTAGCGTTACTTGGTTATCGTTTAATTGTAGTACTGTAAAATGTTAACCTGTAAGCATAGACTTTCGAATTATATTTGTATACAAATATAATGTAAAACTTATTATTTACGAATAAAACGTTCGACATACCATGCTACTTCTCTTGATTTAGAAGACGATGATACCGATGATAATGGATTGGATAGTGTCTCAGGCAAGACATTGATCTCAGATAAGACATTCCCCATGGTGATAACATGCAATTTTGCGTTGTTTCGGTTAGATTGTACAGGTTCAGTTGATCTTCCTCGGTTGGAGGATGCGATTCGACTTCCGCGAACGCTTCGAGATCGGTAACCTTTGTTGCCGATATAACTCTTTTTTTTTAAATAGCTCTCAAATTTCGAGGACACTTTAGCTTTTTCAAAATCAACTTCTATTTTTCCTTTCTCTTTATCTTGTATAATTTCTTCTTCTTTGTCTTCTATAATTTCCTTATCTAAGAGAGGGTTCTCTTCTATTACATCTATATCTTCCGTCTTTATTTCTATGGAATTAAACGGATTTTTAGATGTTCTGTCAGATTTTATCTCTAGGGAAGATACCGGGGATGAGGATGGTAGAAGTGATGGGTCAGACTCACATTCTTCGATATCAAATTCAGAGGATACATCTCCATCTTCAGAAATTTTATTGTCAGAAGATGACAGTTCCTGTTTTTCGGTGATAAGCCTTCTTAATTGATGATGACATTTATCTAAACGTTCTTGAATGCTAGAATCTTCAGAATACGTTTCTCTAAGATTCTTAATTCCTATCCGCACCTTTTCTAGCATCTCAATTTCTTGAGATTTCAGATGTGTGCAGTCTTTCTTGCTTGTACAATATCTTTCAACAACACTCTCGATGAGATTTACGGTTGTTCCTCTTGTATCACCATACAATAGACGTTTGAAAGAAGAAAACCACGTTTTGTGTTCTACGATTGCCAGGTCAGAACATAGGGTATCACCTGGCTTAAGTTTAATCAGTACTTTAAAAACTTCTACGGGATCCATATTTCTTTAAGATTTCATAAGGAAATATTTATACATTTTTCTTATAAATGATTAAAATTAAACGGTACAGGGATAGTTTGTTTGTCGACTTATAAAATTCACCTTTTGGATAAAATATTTCACACATTTTTTGGGTATTTACAAATTGATGGCGAACTTCGACTTTGAAAAGATTAAGGAAGAATTTTTGGGAGAAAGATGGATTGGTTATTATATTCTTCTAATATTTATTTACTTACTCACATTTTATTATGCTACTGTAGGTGTCAATAGTAAATGGTATAACGAATTAAAACAACCCAACTGGGCGCCCGGACTTATTCTCATTGGCATTATTGGCATCGTAGTTTATATAATGTCCTTTTGGGGTCTATATTTAGCTTTTGTGAAAGTATATGAAAATCCAGAAGAAAACGAGGAAATTTATAGTTTTTTCATGATAACTATTACTATTACTACAGGCATCTTAGCTGTATGGACATACTTATTTTACGTGGCGCATCAGGTGGGACTCGCCACTATTTTCATGTTAGCCGCTTTTGTCTTATATTTTGCAATAACAATTGAACTGATGACCTTAGATATATGGGCAGGATTATTGAATGCTGCTTATTTGCTATGGTTAGGTTACTTCTTAGCTTTCAGCTTATGGATATATATTGAAAATCCAGTAGAATTACGTGGGGATACTTTATAAAATGTAAGATGAGCGGATATGTACCGAAAAGTAAATTCAAACTATTGACAGGTAAAATTGAGTTTATATAAAATAAAAATATTTTTTAGTATAAATTCACCAAGGTAGCTCAGTGGGATGAGCGTCGGGCTCATATTACAATATGTATAGGATACCCGAAGGTCGTTGGTTCGATTCCAACCCTTGGTATAAAATTAACTATCGTAGTTAATTTTAAATAATAGCCCATCTATTTCTTCAACTTGTCTTTGTATTTTTGAACGCTTCTCTCTTAAGAATTTAACTTGTTGATAATTTGTTTGATAATGTTTTCACTTCTTGAGAAATCACTTCAGATTCCCCACACCAAGGATAGGCTTCTCTATCTGCACCTTTTTTGATAAAGAACTTTACGAGATCCATTTGACCTCCTTCAGCAGCGCAGAACATCCCCTTATTCCAATCAATACTGCCTCCATCTGTAATAATAATATTCAGGAAGTGGAGTAGATTTCTTTCAATTTTCTCTAAATCATTAAACGGTGTCTTGGTTTTCTTATTCACACGACACAATCTCCATTCACTTTCCGAGTGAGATGGATCTATATCTAAACATTCCAAAGCTTTTGAAATGAGATTTCCAACTTCAGATCTTTTAGAGTCGTCTATAATTGGGGATTTAACACTGATTGTAAGAGATTCGATCTCACCTAATAATACTTGCACTTCTTCTAATTTTGAAATTATCATTCTCAATTCTCCGAGAAATGTAACGAGTTGATCTTCTTTCAACATTTTGTATTTTTCAGCGAGGTCTTTCAATTCGCTTTGAGCCCATTTGACATCTTCAAAGTTTGAAATGTCTCGTTCCAAATCGTGACGGAAAAAGTTGGTAAACGAAAGTGAACTGGGAATTGAAGCGTTCCAATGCTTGATTTGCTTGCATATATTTTTAGTCATTTTAGATTTTGGAAACATAACAGTCGGTGATTTTTCGCTTTCAAGATCTAAAACAATTTTGGAGATACAAAAGGAAGTTATCACTACATCCTCTTCATCAAAGGCTTCAAGTCGAGCGATGATATCCGAGTTGACGATGCTACAAGCATTAATCTTTTGAAAAGATCAGAAGGAGAATCCATATTTGCTTTGTTAGATTACGAATAGAATATCAATTTTTGGAAGGGAGAGGAAAAGAGAGTTATGGGTTTTAACATCTCTCTTTTATACGATTAAAATCTATGATAGTTAAATTATCTAATAACCACAGCTAAAAAGATGAACATAATCACAATGAATACCAACACTACTACTGCTGGATGACAATAACAATAACAAACTTTTTCCCAATATCCTTGAACCCACGAATTACCAGGCAACGGTCGGGTCCATGCTCCAGGATAGTTAAAGGTTTTGTTACACATAGAATATGGAAAAACTTCTGGTGGAAGAATGATGTGTTTCGGTTTCAATCTCTCTAATACCCGAGACACAACCATTGGTCCTGTAGAATATAAGATGTAATAATGGTATTCGGCTTGAACATAAAATGGGCACGGTTTCTTCATCTCTTCTAAAATCTCTAACCAAAATGGATTCTTAGGAGTAGAAGCCATAAAAGCGTTGGTAACAGGTTTGGAGATAAGGTTGCAGTTGGGACTGTTGACAAAATACAACATATGCTTTTCGTTGGTATCAAATAGTGGTGTCAAATCCTTTATCACTTCAATATCCAAATCTAGATATAAACCACCATGTACATACATCCACATGTACCGTACAGCATCCACACGTTGGATAGGATAAGGAAAGCCATCGTAAGTTGGCAGGAAATCTGGAAAGTGTTTTTGAACAAAAGCCCTATTGTCATCATCGCTCATTAAATGGTAGTCCCAGTCTTTCATGTTGGTCTGGATGGACGATTGTGAAGGTAGCCAATGTTCAGGCACGTCATATGTTTTCCACGTTTGCATGACAATTTTAGGAACGGACATGACTTGATATGGATTTTAAAAGATAGTTTTAATTTTATTTTCAGCCGCCTCTTGACAATAAAGAATGTTATGCAAAATATCTACAACCTGTCCTTCATTGTAAGTGGTATGAACAAGCTCAATAATGTGTGTATCCATTTCATTGAGACTTTTCATGTATCCAGATCCATCAAATTTCAATCCCCACCAATCTTCATGCAGTTGTGCTATGTTCCTATTTGTAATTCTCAAAGTTTTATGATCAACGGATTTCTCATCTCCTATATTTTCGACAAAGGCTAAGTGAAGACTCCATCGTTTACGCTGTAGATCCATAAATTTCAAGAAATGTTCCTTCTCCAACATTTTTTCCCACAATGCTAATATTGTAGCACAATTTTGTGTGTATAATTCTAGTGTTTGTGTTGCAGATTCTAATTCATTACATGTTTCAATTAAATATGTTCTCAACAAATGATAAGAAATGTTTTCATAGAGGAAAATTTCTTGTAAGTAGGAAGTAGATGGTGAAATTTTCGAGGAAGAAGACCGCCAGTCTGACATTTGAGTCCAGATCCACCATAATCCAGCAACAATCACGATACCAAGTATGAGATAAATATAGAACCAAAACTCCATCTTTAAGAATTCGTTGAATTTTTTAGATAAAACTTATTACAGAAAACTATGAGTAATCATGTCCTTTCCTCCATGTGCGGAAACAGAATATATTTTTTTCGTTAGGTGGATTTTATATGGTCCAACGTGTTTATTAACAACAGCAGCTTCTTTTGTGTGCGTGACATTTCTAGATTGGAATGAGAGCGATTATTTTGAAAGATATATGGCATATATAGTACTAGCTATTTTGGTTTGTAGTGGTTGGATACTTTTACCTATATTTATCATTCTAGATGTAATTAAAATAGCCTGTTTACCACTTGGAATGCTAATATTTATTCTTACAAAAAAATATTACACAACTTATCCATACTCGAGTGTAACGTAATAAAGAAATTAGTTGAAGAATATGAAGTATAATATAAGATTTCTTATATTATATCACAATTATGATTATGATTATTGTTTTCCGTGTAAACGTTTAATAGCTCTTGCTTCATTTTGTGGCATTTTACTAAAATCGTAGTGATCATAACATCTTGATGTGGTTCCTACACTTGCAGCACAAATGGAATATGGGTTAACGCATTTGTCACTTTTGGGTCCTAACTTCCATTCAGGATTTTTACCTTGATAACAGCTCGTAGGATTTTTAGCAGCTACATGAGCTATACACCTACAGTAAGCTTTTTGACGGTCTGTTAATGATGCATTTTTTTTACATAAGTTCTACGAGGAGACTTGGGACTCATAGAGCATCCACAATCATCATTATCCACGGGAGACTTGGGACTCATAGAGCATCCACAATCATCATTATCCACGGGAGACTTGGGACTCATAGAGCATCCACAATCATCATTATCCACGGGAGATTCAGGGGATTGCGACCGTCTCGTAGTTCTTCTTGCAGTTCTTCTTGCAGTTCCGAAAGCATAGCTAGTATTGTCTTGTTGCCCTGCAGTTCTTCTTACAACCCTTCTTGCGGATCTTCTCCCAACTCTCCTTGCAGTTCCGAAAGCATAGCTAGTATTGTCTTGTTGACTTGCGGTTCTTCTTACAACCCTTCTTGCGGATCTTCTCCCAGTTCCTCTAGGAACTCCTCTAGCGTTTCTAGGAGCATAACTCTTTGAAGATCGTTTTATAGCCGCGTTTATATTCCGGTCTCTCTTGCAATATGCCTCTAGATCACCGCGTGTTCTACACGCGCGTATTTCCTTTTCTTTCCTTGGATAATTCTTAACTAAGTTTTCTCGAAATTGTTTAACATTAAGACCGCCTCGAGAAGCAGATTTCCCTTGCGTTGCTCTAAACAATTTTTTATCCATTTTACATTACTAGGAAAAATGATTTTCTTGAGAATATATTATAGCAATAATACTATTGTTCAGTAAACAAAAATAAATCATGGAACGTCAAGCTATTCAACAAATACTTTCTAAATGTCATCCTGGAGATGATATTAAAGACGAATTTGCTAGATTAGATACTATATCACAACATAGGTTGTGGAGAGGCGATGTTTCTCAAAATATTGGACGTAAAAAAGAAAACCGCCGTTTAAACAGATATTCAAACGTATTACCCTTTGACACTAACCGTGTTGTCATCAAATACCCGGAAGAAATGGGCTTAAGTACCGACTATATTAACGCTTCTTGGGTTGATATCAACCCAAAGAAACCGCTTATTATCACTCAGGGTCCAACAAAATGTAGTATTGCTGCATTTTGGGCAATGGTATGGGAACAAAATACATCCGTGATTGTTATGCTCACGCGAAGATTTGAAAAAGGATACGAAAAATGTGCACAATATTGGCCAACAACTATTTTATCATCTATGCTTGTAGGAGATATGGTGATCAAGTTAATTAGTACACAAATTAAATATGAAGACTGTTTAACATGTAGAACTTTTACCATACATCGTAAAAATATGTCAGATGGTACAGAAGAACAACGAACAATCACTCAGATTCATTATATAGAATGGCCTGATTTTGGAATACCTAGCACTACAGATATTATGCGCGAAGTGATGCATCTATCTAATTATCATCAAGATGAAACTAGTTATAAACCTATAATTATACATTGCTCTGCTGGAGTGGGTAGAGCGGGTACATTTACAACTTTACTTCTTCTTGCTGATAAGTTTGATAAGATCTATACTGATAAAGATTATACTGATAAAGATTATACTGATAAAGATTATACTGATAAAGATTATACTGATAAAGATTATACTGATAAAGATTATATTGATAAAGATTATGTAAAAAGTGCAATAAAGTGGGATATTTCTGAAACCGTATTACAACTTCGGACTTGTAGAATTGCAGCAATTCAAACCGTAGAACAGTTTACGTTTCTACATACAACTTTACGCGACTATATACTTTGTAAATTAAGCACGTAAATGTTGAAAATTAACAGATAAAGTATTATGTAAGTATATATTGTAAGTATATACTTAGGTAAGTTTGCGTTAGTGACGACGGATCAATCATCGCGCATTCTGTGGTAGATAAAGAGTGTTGTGCGTCCAGTGTAAATGTTTATCAAACACAAGAAGAGTCGACCCAACGTTCCAGACAAAGAGGACACACATTACGTGTCCTACACCAACGTTCAATACAGCACCGATGGAACGAATGCCCACACATTCCTGTTACATACCGACATATCCCGTCGTCAATGGGGAACGCGTGTTGATGTTCCAGACAAATATACGTCTGACGACAGATAGGACAGCTTTGGATATCCTCGATCGGTTTGAAGGTTGTCGGAGGCGGACGTTGAATGATGCGTAGAGGCAAGTGACCAATAATGAGATGGACCAATTCAATCGGTAGAACTCGTAAAGGTCCGAATCGCTGTATACACAAGAGCGTAAATATTGTTTGACGGTCCTCTGGAACAATATTAGTATAGATTCTCGGATCCCATTGCACACAAATGTCTCGAGAGCTTTCGATGTACTTGATCTTGAGTAAAACCCACACTGGTAGTCGAAAGTTTGCGGTTTTTCCCCAAGGTCCTCTTATGACAAGGCATTCAAGATTAGGAAGTTGTTCCAATTGAGTGGGGAAGTTGACCATGTCGTTTCTATCGAGACATACGTACCGAGTTTCAAAAGATATGCTCAAGAGTTTGTCCTTAAGCTGTATCTGAACGAATTTGGGATATCTCTTAAAGACGGAATCTGACATCATTACTCAACAATGATTTTCCAAAAAAAAAGTTGGTAAAAAATTCAGTTTTTTTTACACTTAACGTAAATAATGCAAAAAACTGAATTTTTATATGAAACGACACCCTTGATAAGAAGCCATAAGTTGAAAACATTATGCAAGCTACAGTTACCACAGTTATTGAGGATATTTTCCCTGAATCTTTCCGCAAGATTGAGATGTTTAGACCGTTTTTGAAGCAGCTTGCTGCTACTAAGGCGCTTAAACTTCAAGAAGACCTGAATAATGCGAGGAATAACGATGGAGATCTTGAAGAGGACGATAAGAGGGGAGTTATCACAGATTTCTTGCACGATATCCACGAGGAAATGCAGCGGTTTGTTAAGAAACTTGAAGATGAAGACAGTTTTATTGATACCTATTCTCAAGACATCGAGGAGTCGGACATTCCCAAGGAAACGATTACCATTCCCTCTTACCGCAGAAGGAAGAATGACGAAGGTAAAAGCAAGAATAAGCAGGTCGACAAGACGGCTAAAGCCGTAGGAGACGGAAAAGCTATCAATCCTAAGACCGGGAGCAAGGTTTCAATGACTGGACGCGTTTTTAAGGCTCTTGTGAAGAATGGTCTTCTTACCGAAGAAGGCGAATTTACAGAAGATGGACAACGTGTCTATGATACATTTCAAGCCAATAAGCCGAGGAAGATTCCCCATCCCGAACGCAAGGGTGGCAAGATCAATCTTGGCGGTGATGCTTATAAGAAGCTCCTCAACAAGGGTTGGGGTTTCAACAAGGAAACTAACGAATGGGTGTTTAAAGACGATGAAGAGACAGAGGAGATTACTGATGAAGAGTCA